GCTATGCAGGTTTACTCAATGGACAGCTGATGAAGTTCAGGATGATAGAGAGGGAGCTATGGAGTTAGCCCGTTCAAGGGGGTGGAGCAATTTAATATTTGTGCATCTATCACCGGGAACCATAGCCCAAGTGCAGTCACTCATCCTTGAGCATAAGCCTAAGGTGTGTATCATTGACCAACTGCCCAACCTATTACTTGGTGGTAAGGGTAAGGAACCTGAGAAGACACAGCTGTTAGAAAAGCTAGCGTATAAGATGCGTATGTTCTATAGCAGGAACAAGGTGGCAGGTGTAAGCATGTCACAGGCAGATGAGAAGGCAATAGGTAAGCTGTACCTAACGATTAAGGACGTATACTACAGCAACATAGGTGTTCAAGGGCAGTGTGATGCCATGATTGGTATCGGTATGAACGCAGCGTATGAGGCAGCAGGGAAGAGAGTGTTATGCCTGACTAAGAACAAGTTAGGTGGTAAGCACTACAACATACATGTGCAATTGAACTATAAAATTTCAGCGTTCAAAGCCATAGGATAAATCATGGGTGAGAAGAAGATAGTTGAGCTTACCCCTGCAGTGTCACACATACGGGTATTTGCAGAGGGAAAGTGTTACAAGAATAAGGATACTTATGAAGGCATCCTAACTGTCACGTACCTACTAGAGGATACGGTGTATATATCAGGGGCACATGGGTACATCACATCTACTATACATAAGCAGGCTATTGCATTACTTAAGGCAGAAGGCGTTAAGGTATGGTGCTACTTTAGAGATGGTAAATTAATTCAGGAGAAACTTTAATGTATGCATGCATATGCCATGATGTTACGGAGCAGCAGGTAAGGGATAAAGCAAGCAGTAGTTGCTTCTCTTATGCCCATTACTCTAAGCAATGCAAGCTTGATGGGTGTTGTAAATGTTTACCTAGAATTAAGGAGATAATTCATGAGGAGAAGCAGGCGTACTCGGACACCCACTACGGTGGAGGGATTGACTAAGCTGCCCAAGGCTATGCTTAAATGTTTACCTAACTTCTTACTTAACCCTAACCCTGAGATATATCTTAGTGATAACTTTATAGTGTTGGACTTGGAGACTAACACCAAGGGGGATGATGGTAGTCCTCAACCCTGTTGGCCTGTGAATAGCATAGTGTGTGGGAGTTGGTGCAAGGGACTACGTGGTAAGGCACAGAATGTCTATGGCAATGAGCTGCAGATGGGGGCACTGGTAGATGCTGCAGAGGCAGCTGATTTTGTAGTGTGTCACAATGGTAAGTTTGATTTAGGATGGCTGAAGAGAGCAGGCTTAGACCTCCGTAAGGTGGTGCTGTTCGATACTATGATTGCTGAGTACTGCATCAATGGTAACTTGAAGACAACCCTAACACTTGATGCACTAAGTAAGAAGTACTTAGGTGATAGCAAGGCAGCTTACATTGACATCTTAATGAAGGGTGGTGTTGACCCTGAGGATATGCCAAAGAGCAAGCTGATTGATAGGTGTAACTGGGATGTAACACACACCCGTGACCTGTTCTTAACGCAGCTCGACAGTATATGTGAACGAGGATTGCTAGGCCATGTGTATACACGGTGCTTGTTATCTCCTGCACTGGCAGCAATTGAAGGCCATGGCATGCACATAGATGCATCCTTAGTAGGTAAGAAGTACAGAGAGTCAGCTACTAAGCTAGCAGCAGCGACAGCAGCTGTTGATGAGTTCACAGGGGGTATCAATCCCAACAGTCCTAAGCAGGTGAAGGAGTTTGTTTATGAAGTACTTAAGTTTCAGCCAAAGCGTAGAGGTAAGGGTAGGAATAGTACCCCCATATACTCCACCAAGATTGATGACTTACTTGCTCTTAAGGCTACCAATAACAGACAAAGGCAGTTTGTTAAGCTAAAGAAAGAGTACTCGAAGTACAATGCAGAGGTGACTAAGAACTTATTGTTCTTCCATGGTGTAGCAACAGACAATCGTATTGATATACCTGCAGGTGTGTTCTTTGCTAAGTTCAATCAGTGTGTTACTACCACACATAGGCTAAGTAGTAGTGGTATCAAGCGGCTGTTCTTATTGCTGACTGATGCCAAGGGTAAAACGGTACTGAAGTCTGTGCAGTTTCAGAACTTTAGTCGGCAGTTTAAGTGCCTATTTACACCCCGTAAAAAGGGATGGTCAATGGGTGAAGCTGATGGTAGTCAGTTGGAGTTCCGGGTTGCAGCCTTCTTAGGTCAGTGCCCAGTAGCAACGCAGGCTATTGTTAATAACTTAGATGTTCATGCTGATACTGCAGCACAGCTACATGGTATGCCAGTTGAAGAGTTCAAGGCTAAGCATGCAGCACATGACCCTGAGGTAGAGGGATGGCGGCAGAATGCTAAGGCTGATACGTTCAAGCCCTTGTTCGGTGGTAGTAGTGGCACTAAGGAACAGGTGACCTATTACAAATGGTTTGCTGAGCATTACAGTGGCATAGCCAAGGCACAGAATAGATGGATAGATAACGCTCAACGCACTAAAGAAGTCAAGATGATACATGGATTCAAGTTCTTCTTTCCTGACTGTCATATGCAACAGAGTGGGTACGTTACCAACAGTACCAACATAAAGAACTACCCCGTGCAGCACTTTGCAACGGCAGAAATAATACCGATAGCTGTCTTCTACATGTGGCACGCTATGAAAGATATGGAATCGTTCTTGGTTAACACCATACATGACTCTGTAATTTCAGAGGTACACCCTGATGAGCATCAGCAGTTCAGGGACTACAGCTTACATGCATTCACAACGTGTGTATACCATTACCTCAAGGAGGTGTATGGAGTAGAGTTCAACGTACCACTAGGTATAGGCGTTAAAATTGGTGACCCCAACTGGGGCACAGGGCACGAGGTTAAGTGTGTACCGCTACCCCCATATGACATGGATGGTATTGATTACACGCAACTAATAACAGAATGGGTGGATGATTAATGAAATTTTCTAATGGTAAAAAACAAACAGTAATGTCTATAATATTCTTGGTCTTAGCTGTGGTTACTCTCTTTACAGATAGTAGTGAGATAGTAACAGTAGGTGCCTTGTTACTTAGTAGCTTGGAGCAAGCTGATGAGTAAGTTCATAAAGATTAAGTTAATAAAGGGTAGCTTCACAACTGACAGTGACTTCAGTAAGTTTGATTACGACACTGTACTCACTGCTAACACTTACGAAGATGCTACAGGTGCTGACGTATTAGTCAGTGTATTAGAGGCAGCAGGTGCTGTTATAGACACAGCAGGCGGGGATGTTACTCAGCAAGATACACAGCCTGAGTTCTACTTCTCTGCAGGCTTAGCACCTAGTCCACTCAACAAAGAATACGAGGTTATAAATGAAGTTTAATTCACAGCATATCAGAGTTACTAATGGTCACCTTGCATATCAACTGCATCGTGAGGGTAATGTAACATGGCAAACAGTAGATAGTAAGAGCGGTGAGTCAGCAGTGACTAATCTAACCACACATGCATCAGTTAAAGAAGCTAAGCAGCTACTGGGTAGTATCACTAGCCGGAGTAAGTAACATGCATATTGCAGCGCTACAATTTTTAGTTAGCTTCGTGTATGTATTCATGAAAGGCTTTCAACATCAGAATGTTATAGGTGGTAACTATAAGCCTGCATTCATATTGTGCTACTGCATGGCAGCATTAGAGGTAGCAACGGTTAGCTTAATAGTTCAGCAGGGATGGTCATCTGCAATAGTCATAGGTGCCGGAGCATCCATAGGCATAGTGTCATCAATGTATCTTTATAGGAAGTGGAACCATGGCAAAACGAATGGCAGTTAGGTATAAGGGAGGCAGTCACTACCAAGCAATGCAGTGTATCCCTGCAGGTACTGTGTTCAAGGCAGTAGATGCAGAAGTTAAAGGTAAGTTGTCTGGTGTGTACATCAGAGGCAGTAGCCTTACCAAGGCAACGAAGGGTAAGCATAAGTTCAAGGCTAAGCAGTATCTATTCATAGTCTCAGGTGATGTGGCAGTTAATAATCAGATGGAGGTGGTGGATGGCTAAGGCAACTTTACTAACAACAGGTGGGTATCGAGGACTTGAAGCAGCAGTAGGCAAAGAGTTCAGGGTTAAGAAGTTCTTAGGGCACTGGCTTATACTAGGCGCTGACTTAGAAGAGGCAGGGGCTAAGCCTGTAATGAAAGATTATGCATTCTTACAACGGGAGTTGAAGTTTAAATGGCTAGCGTAAGTATAGTAACTAATATTAAGGGTACAACTCTGCGTAAGCTAGACATGACAGGTCATAGCACGCAGGCAGTAGACCAAGCAGCCGATGCATTGTTAAGTATCATCTGTGAGGAGCGAGAGATAGTGCATGTCAAAGTAGATTACGAGGGATGTGATGACAGTAAAACAATCGAAGGACTTCCTATTTAGTAGCAGGACTACAGGTAATAAGAATAACTGGACAGACGAAGAAGCAAGATACTTGTTAGCTAATCACAAGTGCATGTTCATAGAGAACATAGCTGAGAAGCTAGGCAGGACAGTAGACGCAACCAAAACTAAAGCTATGCGAATGATGCTAAGCTTTAAATCAAAACCAAAAGTGAGTAAATAATGTCAGACCATGTAGAAGGCTTAGTTGCCAGAATTAGTGAGAAAGCAGCAGGCAAAGGTACAGTGTACAATGTCTGCTTAGAGATTGAAGGTCAGGAGGATGAGTGGTTCGGTCACGGATTCGACAAGCCTGATTTCTTTGAAGGTGACTTCATCGAGTTTGACATTGAATGGAATGGGGAGTTTGCAAACTTTGATAAGAATACTATTAACATCCTCGAAGAAGGAGATGGTGAACAGAAGAAACCCGCACGCAAACCTGCTCGTAGCAGTGGCCGTAGCAGTGGTGGCCGTGGTAATAGCAGCGGTCGCTCTTCTGGCGGCAGAGGTGGAGCCAGTAGCAGAGGTAAGCCTGCAGCCAAGCGCAGCTCAGGTGGTCGCAGTGGAGCAGCCAAAGGTGGTGGTAAATCCGACACCATGTCCAAGGATGAGTGGGCACAAAAAGACCAGATGATTCGCAGACAAGCCTGCATGAACACAGCTATTAAGCTGATTACTCTCATGCATACAGCAGGTGTCTTACCTAAACCTAAGACTAAAGCTGATGGCTTTGATGCAATGGCTGCATTGTGTGATGAAGAAGCTGTACGCTTATACGACCAGTATGAAGAACAGGTGTATGGTGGTGGCAGCAAAAAGCGAAGCAGTCGTGGCAACGATGACTACGATGATGACATCCCTGAATAAGGACTTAAGTTCTTGGATGGATGGTATTGATTTTGATGTACCATTCGATGATGTTATACCATTCTGAGGGGGCTGTGCCCCTTCCATGGAGGATTTATGAATAACTTTGAAAGGTTGGTTGCATGGTTAAAAGGTGAACCCTCTGCTCCTTCTCCTACCGTATGTAACTACTGTTGTAACACTGAACATGTGTACATATTTGGTAGCAGTGGCTTCAAGGTATGCACTAAGTGTTTAGACAAAGCAATAAGAACAGGACTAGCTGATAAGGATAACAGATGAAAGCTGTAGCTAAGAAAGAATTAATACCATTAGTAAAAGAGTTCGCTGAACTAGTGTCAGGTATTATACTGGTGTCCAATGGTGTTACTGAAGGTGTATTAGATACCAATGGTACACTGGCCTTATGGATGAAGGTTCCTGACTGCCAACTCGCTCCTATGTTCTTAGGATGGGTACTGGCACAAGACTATAACATCAATAGTTTTACTCCTTCAGAGCTAGAGAAAGCAGTGCAGGTAGCATTGGTAGGTGAGAATAAGAATGTAATGTTTGATTGGTTAGGAGATACCGATGCCACGAACAAGCCGCACTAAAGAGAAGAAGAAAGTATTAGTCAACGATGCAGACAGTAGTGTCTATGCTATTGGGTTCATGACTGAGACTAAGATGCATTACCTACTGGATGATAACAACAAGGTGGTATGGCAAGGTAATGATAAGCGAGAGCTTAACAAATGGCAGAAGGTTAATGACCCTGACAAGCAGCTCACTCACGACTTCACTGTTGATGTTGCACCTGTTAGCCATGCACTTGCCTCAGCTAAGAAGTTTGTAGCTAATACACTGGCATTCACAGGCTGTCAGCGTACAATACTGCTACTCACGAAGGGAGGTGATTGCTTTAGGCATCACTTAGCTACCATTCAGAAGTATAAGGGTAACAGAGATGGCATGAAGAAGCCTGCACATTACGATGCTATCCGTGAGTACTACATGACAGTGCATGGTGCACTGATGTTCAACAAGTGGGAAGCAGATGATGCAGCCTGTATGGCATTACATAAAGGTAGTACCCGTCCTGATTATGAGTACGTGCTGTCTACCATTGATAAGGACTTGGCTCAGCAACGTGGCAAGCATGTTAATCCCGGCAAGAAAGATGAGGGAGTGTATGTCATAGAGGAGGCAGAAGGTTGGTACAACTTCTACCACCAGATGTTGATGGGTGATGCAGCTGATAACATCAAGTGCCTTAAGGGTACTAAGGGTGCACCGGGAATTGGTAAGGCTAAGGCAGCTAAGCTACTGGCTCCTGCAGGGAACAACATTCCTATGATGTGTCAGATTGTATACGACCAGTACCTTATCAAGTATGGTAGTGAGCCGTTTGCTTATACACCTTGGTGGGCTGTCCCGGAGGTCAACCTTAAGCAGGAGTTTTTAGATAGACCTATGGTATTAGAAGGCACGGCACTCAGTATGTTCAGAGAGAATGCTAACCTATTGTATATGTTACGTACACCTAACGACCAGTACCTACCACACTGTCGTGTGTTGATTGACCAGTGGGATAAGTATGAGGAGGGCACAGCATACCACTTCTTACCAGATGAGGAGCCTGAGGATGATGAAGGCTAGTATATTTTTACATGGAGCAACATCTGCCATAGAGATAACAGCACCTGATATAGTCATAGATGAAGGCATACTGTGGATAGACTACGACAACAGTGAGAAGGAGTGCTTATGCTATCCTCTCACAAGTATTAAATTTTTTTAGAATATTATGTATTAAGGTAAACTCTAATGACAAAACGTAAAGTTCGTGAAGCGCAAAAAGAGTTAGAAAACATGGAGAAGGCAAGACCAAGCATAAGTGTTAAGCCAATGAACCAAGGACAAGCAGAGTACATACATTCACTGCGGCATTGTGCATGTACCATAGCTATTGGTAGTGCAGGTACAGGCAAGACATTCTTAGCCGCAAGCATAGCAGCACAGCGCTTAGCTAACAGAGAGATTGACACTATCGTACTCTCTCGTCCTAATGTACCAACAGGTAAGAGCTTAGGTGCCTTCCCCGGCACAGTAGAAGAGAAGATGGAGCCATGGTTGATGGCTATCACCACTACACTTAAGCGTCAGCTAGGTATAGGGTTCTATTTACATGCACTTAAGACAGGAGCAATACAGATACAGCCCGTTGAAACTGTACGTGGTCGTTCATTTGATAACACTGACATCTTATTTGATGAGGCACAGCAGCTAGAAGTGGATGAGATTAAAGCTTTCGTCACACGTATAGGTCAGAACTCTACCTTAGTACTGATGGGTGATATTACACAACGTGATAACACAGGTAAAGGGCTTGAGTATTTAATAGGGCTAGCAGATAGACACGACCTACCAGTGGATGTGCATGAGTTTACTAGTGATGACATAGTACGGAGTGACATCTGTAAGCTGTTCGTCAAAGCATTTGAGGCAGATGGCTAATGGCAGTAATTAGGACAGTAAGCACAATCACCCATTACAACATGGACATTAGTGAGGAGGAGTTGCACTGCGTGTTACTTAGCTTAAGGTCACGCAAAGTTACAGTGCCACTTACCCCTGATGTTCAGGCTACAACAATTAATTTAATTAAAGTGATAGAAGGAAGATTAAAAGATGGCTAAATTAAGAACAGGAGTGGATGGTGTTACTCATCTGCGTAAGCTTGATGGTGGCACACTATGTGGTGCGGCTAACATGCTAGATAGTGGAGAGACTGAGGGCACCTTAACATGTCCTGAGTGTGCCAAGATAGCACTACATGCAGTAGAGTTAGTAACCAAAGCAGAAAAACGAGAGTGGAGAAAATTATAATGGCAGCACGTAAACCTGTAGTACGTAAGCTCACAGTGTACAACCCTGCAAGGGCAGAGCTTAAAGAATTTGAAGATAACTACAACAGCATCGTGGTTGATTGTTCTACCTCCAAGGGTATGAAGTCAGCCAAGGATTGTCGTAAAGAAATCCGTGATGCACGTAGTAACTTAGAAGATTTACGCAAGGAGACTAAGGCTCCTATCCTAGCCAAAGGAACTCAAGTAGATGATGAAGCAAAAGCAATCAAAGCGAAGCTCGACACCCTCTTCGAGAAATTTGATGGTGCAATTAAAGCTATTGAAAATGCGAAAGAGATTGCACAGCAGAAGGAACTCGATGCATCCCTTGCCAAAATCAAAGACCTTGAAGACAGAGAAGCAGCAATCATTGCCAAGGAAATCGAACTCGGACTCAGAGAACCCGAGGAAGTCGCCATTAGTGATAGCGATAATGCTGATGAGCTTGGGGACGAGTGTGAGTCTCTTCCTGTGGCTACTGTTAACAACTCTGAGGGAGATGTAGGTGTACTAGCACAGCCACACATTGACCTAGCCAATGAGCGTTTGGTAGCCCTGCGTAAGGTACGTGACTTGATTAAACCAACAGACCCGCAGCCTGAGAGCGGAGAGATTGATGATAAGATTGCCGTACAACATGACCAAGTGTTAGCAGAAGTTTGGGAGATTGTGGATGAGCTTACCTAGAGCAGTTAAAGGTTACATCTTTAAGCAGCATGAACACTGGGAAACCGGGCTGTATTATAGAGACTTCATGGAGGGCATGTGTCATAGTAAACATGATGCATATGTCTACACCATGGCTGAGATTAAGAAGCATTGGACTAGTGGATGGGCAGGCAAGGAGCAAGGCAAGTGGCTAGTCGTGTATGAGTCTGATGAAGAGTTAGAGCAAGGTATGTTCCCTTATGGGTAGGGTTAGCAAGAAGCTTAACAAGGCAGTGTTAATAGCTAAGGCAACTGATGCAGCACAGGATGCTCAGACCTTGCTGTTAGCTCAGGCAGTAGTCAAAGGTATGGAGCCGTGGGATTGCTGCCCTGATGTATGGAAGACTAAGGCTGCTTTCTTTCAGTGGATGCGTGGACAGATGAGGAGAGCATGGAGTAGGCATCCCGTTAAGGTGTCTTACATGCACAATCATCGTGAACGTGTACCATTGGGTAGGAAGACTGCTAAAAACCCAACAGGGTTGGTGTGGGGCTGCAGATGTGAGCATTGTAACGAAATGAAACGACAACCTGAGTGTGAAGTTGACCATATAGAGGCAGCAGGTAGCTTCAAGGGATGGGAAGACTTCGAAGCATGGATGCATAAGCTCATGCATATCAACTGGGATAGTATCCGTGTAGTATGTAAGGATTGTCATCGTATCATCAGTTATGCAGAGCGTACTGGTATGACATTTGAAGAGGCTAAGCTTGAGAAGAAAGTGATAGCCTTTACTAAGCTGACTGTTGCAGAGCAGAGCTTAAAGTTATTGTTAGTTGCAGCAGAGTTTACTGCTACTAATGCTAAGCAACGTAGAGCTGCGTACAAGAAGCACTTACAGGAGAAGTTATGACAGGCTTACAGATATTTATCAATGGCGAGGAGACAGCTAGGGTATACGGTATGGCTATAAACGACCTTATAAAGCTGCATCAGAAGCTGCGCTCTATGGACATGGAGCTACCTGACATACTAGAATTCCTAGACCGTGAGAAGGTAATACTATTCTCCGAACAACTAGAAGAGATTAAGTGCTTAGAAGGTAAGCTGTCACACTTACGCAGAGGGATGGCAGAGCTGTCACAGGATAAATTATGACATTAGATGAGCAGTTAAGTATCATGAGGGCACAGCTTCTTGCCTTTAATAACATAGAAGATAAGTTGGAGTGGATGGCAATGGGGTTTGACCCCGACCCTCACTTCTCCTTAGAAGCTAGGAATACTATCCGTATAGAGTTGGCACAACAAGAGGTGGACAATGAGAAGAGTTAATAGTTTTACAGAGTATCGTGAGAGTATCGTTGGCCTGTGTGAATCCTTAGTAGAGACATTATTTATAACAGGGTTAGTTATTGCTTTTATTATCCCATGCTTATTAGGATGGGTGCCAGATGACGAAGAGTAAAGAAGCTTATGAGATTGTTCCGTTGAATGACCGTGTATTAATCGAACCATTTGATGTGGACAATTATAGTGCAGGGGGTATCATCGTAGCAGGTGGGGAAGGTGAAGTGTTACATGCCAAGGTGCTAGCCGTAGGCAAGGGTAAAGCAATGCCTAGTGGTCGTATGCCTATTGATGTTCAAGTGGGTGACACAGTTATCTATGGTGAGCTGAACAATACAGTAGAAGATAAGCTTAACGGTAAGAAAGTGCTGCTTGTAATAGAGCAGGCTATAGTGGCAGTAATCAAAGGACAGCATGATTAAACATATAACAGATAGAGTTAAACGTAGAATAATTGCAGGTGTTATAGTAGCCATTGGGGCTGCTATGGCAGTGTCTGCATACAGTGTGGCAGGTGGTATATGGTAGAGCTAGCAATAGGTATAGGAGGAGTACTGCTAATGTTATCAGGCTACTTCCTTGGTGAGAAACTAACTGAGCAGCGCTTACGTAGCGAGAACGTTATGCTTACGTGTGTACAAGAGGAATTGAATGCTGTAATAACTAACCAACGACATAAGATAGATAGTGTTGATGGCCTATGGGCTACTGACCAACCAGAGTTAATCAGACACCACAACAAGCGTGAGCGTTTCTTTTGTATTGGACACCCGGAGAGAAAACTATGAAATATTTAATCGGTTTATTACTATCGTTAAGTTTAACGGTATCAGCAGCAACACTACCCTCAGTAGAGGAGCATAGTCGTGAGTGCTTTGTGTATGCTTGGCTTAGTAACATGGATGCAGATACTATTAATAAGATAGCTAAATCTGCAGGTGACCTAGAGACAGCGACAGCAGCATACAGTATGGGACTTGCTGAAGGTAAGGTTATTGGTAGTGCCGTGCATACTGCAGCTTCCAGTTATGAAGAAGCGGTAGTACTGGCTGCTAATGCTTGGTATGTAAACAGAGGCTGTTACGTGCCCTTGGAATCTTGATAATGAGTAGAGTAAGCACGAAGCTGAAGTACAAAGGTGAGGTGGGTACATGTTGTGGTAACTTCTGTGATAAGGAGGTTATGATAGCAGAGTTAAAAGCTGCAGGTGTAGAGGAATTTGTCAAGGTGCTGTATGCTAATACCATGCTGAGTGCAGCTGCCTTGCAGGTTATAGGTATCATTGCAGAAGAACAGCACATACTTACTAAAGTGCATGTGGTATAATAGAATCTTTGATAGGAGGTAGAGTATGAAAGAGTGGAACGAAGGCATTAACCCCGGAGGAGATGGCTACATAGCCCCTGACTGGGACATATAGTTACAATGAATAAGAAGCCTCCTTCCTTGGGGGCTTTTTTATGCCTAGTCTATAGTGAAATAATTACTACCATTGAAGTACAACGTGGTACTCTGCAAGTTACTGGCTAACACCAGTTCATCCTGAAAGTCTATCTTAATCTCCTTGGCTCCTGCCACTGCTACTGTATGACTACCGAATGCTTCCTCACTAGCTATCCCTGTTGGTGATAGATTTACTGCTCCTGTTGTTATAGCTGCAGTTCCAAAGGCTTCTGCACTAGCAATACCTGTCGGTGTTATCACAAATCCTTGTGTAATTACTGCTGTACCGAACGCCTCTGCACTAGCGATACCACTGGGAGTAACGATTACAGCTCCTGGGGTTAACGCAGCCGTGCCAAAAGCTTCTTCCGATGCTATCCCATTAGGTGTAATGAAAGTAGCCTGAGAGAGGACTGCAGTGCCGAATGCTTCGGTGCTTGCAATACCACTAGGACTAATGTCCACACTACCCGTTGTTACTACAGGTGTACCAAATGCTTCAGCTGATGTAATACCAGTTGGTGTTAAGTCTTGTGTTCCCGGTGTGTCAGGTGTTCCTGTTGTCCAGAATGTAGCAGGTACACTTTGATTGTCATACTCTGACAACTCCATATCGTCAGTTGTATCACCATCTCTGAGCCATAACTCATCTATAAGTCCTTCATAAAATGCTGTTGGCGTTGAATCCCCTGTAGTACCTAATGTCAGCCTGTCTTGATTAGCTAATGTATGGGACTGGCTAACTGTGTTAGACACTTTATTCGCACCATCCATATATACGCTACGGTCGTTTGAAGCTGTAAATCTATTTGTTATCCTCCCCCACACGCCTACAGATTTAGTTGATGTAGTATCTGCCACCTCTTGAGAGCCATCGAATGATGAGTTTTGGAACTCATCACTAGAAAGAACTTGCATTCTAAATTGGTCGCTAGTGGAGGATTTGTCAGCAACAGATGCTACGCATTCTGTTGATGTTGATGTGTCTTTATTTACCCAAGCCGATAACACAAATGGGTAGCTAACGCTAGATATTGCAGTGTCGGCTCTATCGGTAGTTCCGTTTAAACTTAAAGCGTTGCCAAGCATTCCTGCAACAAACGAAGTGCCTGTTAACGTCAACGTATGCCCATTACCTGTTGAGTCTGTAGTGTCTTTTAGGTGATAGACCGCTTTAAAACTAGCCCACACAGCATTCCTACCAAAAGCAGCTGTTACAGCAGGCTGAGTTTCCCCTGTCTTCTTATAGAACATATATGCTTCGCGTGTACCACTAGCATAGGTAGGAAACCTAATCCACAGCTGACATTGTCTATTACCTTCTGTCGCATTCGTTACATAAGATACGACCTCTAACTCTAGTTGGGTAGCCCCTGCATCATCAGTAGAAAAGCGTAAATCCCCACCTCCATTAAGTGCAGAGTTACTGCCTGCGTCTATAGCCTCTACAGGTACATTGTCTAACGTTACTACTGCAACAAAGCCACTCAATGTTGCAGAAGGAGACAAGCCTGTTAGCTTTACTCTTCTCCCCCAGTCTGAGCCTGTAAATGCCATGTCTTATAATCCTAGTGTAGTTTTCAACTGATTAACAAAGGCAGTCTTCTTAGCTGCCAGTTCTGCTTGCTTAGCTGCGCTCACATCTGCGTATAATACATCATACTTACCGACCCATACTGACAATAGAGATTCTATGGTCGCTGCTTTGCTGTTTAACTCTTTATAATCTGAGAAGTTATTCTCTGTTTTAGTTTCTGCGTTAAAGCTCATAATATTCTCCTATAATTTAAATACCTTGTTAGCGCCTGAGTCCCATGTGATAGTAATATCACCACCATTAGGTGTTACGGGTAGTCCTGTGGCACCATCAATATATGCTAGTAGAGGGCTAGTGGAAGCTACCCCAGTATCTTTGTATATAACCAAAGCTTCGGACACATCACCTGTTACCGAACTATAAGTTATATCAGCTGCATCAAATACACCTAGTGTGCTTGTCTTACTAGTCATATTACCTGATGTAGCTACTCGTTCACCTGCACCGATGTCATCTAAGAATTCATCTACATCTATGCTCACTGAGTATGTTGCTGTGTCAACTAACACTGTCTTGATGTCATCAGTTAACATGTTAATACTACCTTCTAAAATCTTTTGACGACCTTTGCCGTATAGTGCATCTGCCATTATGGATTCTCCGTTGTAATGGTTATGTTGTTTGTACTTGCATCGTTACTTTCATCTTTAATAACGATAATTATATTCTTACTTATGCCATTAGGCAATATTACATCTACATCTCCGGCAAAATTAACTCCAAAGATATTCATTCCCTCTATCAGGGAACCTCTGTTCATTACGAACCTTGGTTGTGTTATCTGTACATAGTTTACAGCAGCTGCTAAGCCTCCTCCACCAGTGCTAGGCTGCACTTCAATCCACTTACCCCACGTACCGTCAGGGTTCTTGAACCTAACCTCTCCATTGCGTACCTCATGCTCTGGTGCAGTTCCATCTGCCCCTGCTTTACCCTCTGCAGGTACATTGATTGTCTCTTTAACTACTGTGGTAATGCCATCCTTACCGTTCTGTCCGTCCTTACCATCTTTGCCGGGAGTAGTGTTGAGCTGCTTGATTAGCTTCTCTAACACCTGCTCTGGTTGTACTCTTTTAAGTGCCATGCTACACCTCTGTCTTGTTGCCTTCCGCATCTACTCTAAACAGCGTGCCATTCTCATCCTCAAACAAGCCACCCTTGGTAGGTGTTAACCCTGCACTGAGTACTAAGTCTTCTTCAGCCTTCTCTACCTCTCCCTTAGGTGCTAACGCTTCCATTCTGCCTACTAATCTAACTGCTCTGTTCTTCACCTGCTTGAACCACTTGCTATCTTCCATCTCAACTGCGGCTGTAGCCCAGTCTTCAATCTCTATTGCAGCCCACATCTTCTTGAACCCTAGCAACCTGCTCTGCCCTAAGTTAAAGCTCATGTTCAGGAGGATGTCATACACCTCGTCTGGTACATGTGTTGCTTTCTTCTCAAGGATGTTAGTCAATGCCTCATCTGCTATCAGCATGTCAGCATTAAACCACTTATCCACTTGTTCAGGTGGTATGATTGTACCTTTGGGGTACAACTTCTTCTCTTCCTTGTTAAGTAGGTGCCCTCTGCCCCCTGTTAAATGCTTCTCAGTGTCCTTGTATGATACGTGGTTGCCATCCTTATCTTTCCTGACCCCTTCATCCTTCTTAATGATTACCTCTTCCCTAAGTGGCTCTGACGGCTCCTCTTCAACTTCTTCCTCTGCAGGGAGGTTGCTGAGAAACCCTATCATCTCCTCATCTGAGGTGTCTGCAGGGAATTCATACTCCTGTCCCTCGAATGCTATGCGATTACTTGTACCTTCACTGCCAAAAACTATTGGAGTTTGAGGCTGCTTAATAGGTGTGTCTATTGTTGGCACTGCTACTGGACGTTCACCCGGTGTTACTATAACTGCCATGTTACGACCCATCCCCAAAACCAAGAGTACCATCAGGGTTGCGAGTAACTTTGCGTACTTCATTTACTTTCCCTTGTGGTTTTAATGCTTCACTAGCTGCTGTGGATACCACGCCCCAATAATGTTGGGCACCTTGATACCTAGCTGCAGGTAGTATGCCTGCTCCATTGTACTTGGAGGAAATACTATTAGCTCTGTTGAATCTGCTAATGAATG